AAAATCTATACTCTTATTCAGTCTTATTGTCTCAATGATTGATAGAGCTGTTTTTGTTTTTAGTGTTCCTTGAGTGGAACAAGCTATTGCTATTTTTATCATATTATCTTCACGCCATACTTGGATTAATCGGCGTGAACTGATTATCCAAGTAGGAATAATAATTAAATTATTTAGTTAACATTTATGTCATATACTAACGTAACCAAACCTGTTGGTGTGTTGATACCATAATCAACTCTTGAAACTACTCCGATACCAGATACTGGACCGTAAGTAGTAACGCCTGAAGCAGGGTCATCATTTACTTGAACCTTACCAAAGGTTGTGCTTAATAAGCCTAATTGCATTATTTTCTTAACACCACCCATTAAATGTTCAGCAGTGTGTCCGTTAGAAATATAATGGTCTATTCCGAAGAAGTGATAACCATTTTTAATTCCATTCTTTAATGCTTTATCAGCTAACACAAAACCATTAGCTTGTGCGAAAGCTTCAAGTTTTTCCATATCAGAATATCGCCATACGATAAATAGACCATTGCGGTTTGCAATAGCCTGTCCGTTGGCTTCACCAATTACACGTTTAAGACCACGCATGATGTCATCAATATTTGTGGTAGAAACAGTAATCTTGTCAGTTGCTCCAGATGTGATTTCTCCACCAGAAAGACCTAAGTCAGTCCAGCCAGCATATCCACCTAAAACAACAGCTTCTAATGCTTCGTTAATTAAAGAACCTTGTCTTTCTGCAATTTCCATTTGAGATGCTAACTTCATTTGTGATAAATCAGCTCTGTCAATGAAAACTGGTACGATTTGTTGCTGATTAATAAGCAACTGGTCATTTGTAAGGGTAAATTCTGAGAAACCATATGAACAACCACGAGTTCCTGCTTGAGCAGAAAACTCTGTTGACATATAAGGACTATTAATTCCGTAAATTTCTGAAAGAATAACCTTACAAACTTCCTTGTAAATAATCGGCTCGTCTAAACGCTCTTGTAACTTTGTTTCCCATTCTTGTGGGTAAACGCCAGTTATATTCGGATTTGAACCAGCCGTAGTATAAGTATTTGGGATTGCGATATAATCATTTTTAATAGTTTATACCAACAACTTGAGTATGTAATATTGGAGTTATCTTTTCATTCCTCTTCCACAATAATTATCTGTTAATTTATGGCATTCTTCACAAAGAGTAATACCATTATTAATTTCAAAATAACACACTCAAATTGTTTAAAGAACAAACTACTAAAGTCAATTAGTAAATAATTGACAAGATTAATTAAAACATTTTATTGCTACTTTCTTCTTTAATTTTAGCATTTAAGACATCTCTCTTTAAATCTTTAGGAACTTCATCAAAAGGTTTGTCAGCCCAATAATCAACAGCTTTGTTATTAGTACCTACTGAACGCTTATTGTTAGTTGGGATAGCATTTTTAATCCTTTTGGCTTCCTTTAAGTCTTTAAGGTCATTTTTAAAATGTTTGTTACTGATTAAATCATCTAAAGATTTACCACTAGATACATAATCATCAACTAAAGCCATTTCTTTTTCATTTCCTAAATCCACTCCTAAGATTTTATTTATAAAAGTCTTTTGTCCGTAATCAATCTCGTCTTTTTTGCCGTCTGGCTTCTTCTTAACGACTGGTTTGAATGTTTTAGAGTCTATCAAGCCTGCATCTACAAGCTGATCTCTATATTTTGCTTTCTTATCAATCGCTTTTGAAAGTTCTTTTTGTTGTTCAGCTGATGAAGAAAAATGTTTATCGGCTATGCTATCTATTAAATCACCTTGAGTTTCAGCATCTAATCCGTAATCTTCAGTAACTGTTGCCTTAACCTCATCTAAGGTAGGCTGTTTGACATCTGTCATATTTTCACGCTATTAATAAAACTTCTGCTTTATTAACAACAATTATTAAATTAATATCCTATTCCATAGTAACCACCAACGTCTCCGCCAGCGTCTTCTCTGTAAAATTCAACTACAGTGAAGTCATCTGGATAAACTAATGCTGTTGATGTAGCTGCCTGTAAATCCCAACCAGCTCCTGCTGCTAAAGTAAATGTAGCTCCTGCAGTAGTTGTAGAATTTCTAATATAAATTCTTCGCATGTCCCCTTGTTCTGGAACTATACCCCACATTGTAGAGGTAGCTGGAAGCGTCAATGTTATGCCAGTTACATTAGGAGTGAATTCAATTATATTTTCTTCATCAAAGTCAGATGCTAATAATGTTGCAGAGGTATCGTCTGTAGAGGTAGCTCTTGTCTTACCACCTTGAGAAAATGCTCCATGAACAAATAATTCACCATAAATATCTGGACCAGGAAAAGCACCTAAATCTTGCATTTGTTCTACTGATGTAGCTTCAATTTTATCTCCAGTCCAATCACCTTCTATTACTACACTTCCTGTACCACTAAAAGCATAAACTCCTAATGATAAGGCGAATACTCCAATTATCCCAATAGCTATTCTGTGGGACAATAATTTAATTTTAAGTTTTTTTATTGTAGTTTTCATATTATTTCTTTCCTTTCTTTTTATCTCCTTTTGACGACCTTTTTTTATTCTCATCTACCTTTGGTTCAGGAGCAACCTTTGGTTTCTTGCCATAAATTTTATCTTTCAAAGATTTCATTTTTGGAATCATACAATTAAATTAGTTAATTATTTGGATTATGTTTTGTCTTAATTTGTGCCCATAAAGTAACTCCATTACCAGCTCTTGATTGAAAAGCTAAACATTCAGCATTTAATTCTTCTAAGATAATCTGTCTAGCAGTTCCAGCTACTAATTCAGACCAAGGTATTGTTGTTGTCCCTGTTCCTAAAGAAGTAATAGCGGTTGCATTTCTAATGTAATTTCCAGCATCAAACCAATTTATTTGGTCAGTTGTAACTACATCAGCAAAGATAGTTGAGGTTGTAGCTGTATCACAGTAAGTATCACTTGATGCTAAAATACTAAAATTAGCAAAGTTATCAGGTGTTGTTGAAGAATTTTTAGCTAAAATAGTGATAACAGCTTCGTCAGCCCAAGTACCTATTCTTATTATGTCGGTACTTGTTGCTGTATCATCATATAATCTTCCAGTAGTAGAAGTACCTGTTTTAGTACCAATTAAATCAACTGGAAAACTTGATAATACAGGGTCAGCTCCTAGATTAACTTGTTGCTCTACTAAAAAGACTTCTCCATTATCTGTTTGATAGACTGCTTCGCCTCCAGGATTTACCCTTTCAGCTCTTTGTTGAGCATAGATTGCTCCACCTACAATTAGTAATGCTATTAAGCTAACTAATATAGGTTTAAAATGTTTTTTCATATTTTTATATTAATTATTAACTACCAGGATTAGGTTCTTCCTTTTCAGGTTCTACCTCTTTTACATTTAATTTTTCCATCTCTGTAAAAGCTAACTCTAAAGCCCGAGTTCCTTCTACAATCGCTCTTACCTTTTCACCTATTTCTTCATTGTTTATTTTAAGGTCTTGACCTGTTGAGTTCATCATAATTCCATACACCCAATTCTTACGAGGATTTGATGGCTCATCTTTATTAATAACTCCAGCTCCATAGATGTCATTAAGTAAAAACTTCTTAACTGCTTCTACAAGATAAGGATTAGAGATAAACTCTTTTAATGCTTCTTCTTCTTTTACATTTAAAATTTCCATATTATTGTGTTAATTGATTAATAGGTAATTCTTGTGTTGATTGTACTGGTTGTTGTAGCTCCTCTTGTGGTAGTGTTGGCTGTGTGAATCCGGAGAAGTCTACTGGACTAAGACCTGCTCCTTCAATAATCTGATTGAAGAGTTTAGCCATAGGAGGATTGCTTAAAATACTCTCACCTGTTTGAGGATTGACTGACTGAATGACTTGTTTAAAGACGTTAACCAATTTATCTGTATAAGCTCCCATATCCTTTTGCTTGTTACTGATATTTACCTTAACTGCTAGTGGGACTTTCTTAAACTCGTCTTTTAAGATTTCAATGAATTTCTTATTATCCTTCATGAACTCATCTTTGAATAACTGTTTAAATCCTTCCATTTCTTCAGGCTCTACTATATTTCCACCTAAAATCTTCTCTTTAATCTTGTCATTGGTTGCTTTAATAGCCATACTCTCAGCTATTCGTTGCATATCATCTAACTCAATCGTTGATAAGAACTTAATACCCTTAGTAATTTCTTTCATCATGTAAGGAATAAACCAATCACGATACATTTCTTCAATAAACTTAGCATGTTTACCTATACGATAATTATGTAACGAATGAGATTCTGCTGATTGAAACTCTACTGACTTAAAAGGAGTATTAGCCTTAGGTTGTTCACCCATAATAGCCTCTTGTGCCGCACCTGTACTTCTTGCGTGTGCTTCTAGTTCTTCATCCCACTTATCAAATAAAGCTATATTACGAGGGTATGTATCTACTTGCCCTATCTTCTTACCGTCTGCTACCTGAACAATCTCTAGGTTCTTCATTCCTCTAAGACCACCAGGATGATTTAGTTTAACCTGGTCATCATCTGTTTGAATGATAATCTTTGAGGCGGCGTCTAAAAGGTTCTTCTTCTGTATCTGACTATAATTAATCCATACTTGTGATTCAAATAATTCTTCTACTCCTCCACGTCCTAAAGCTCTGTTATATATTTTATCTCGTTTATTTAGTTTAAAAATGTCTTTCTTTTGTTCTCCTTTAAAAAGAGTTATTCCATTTCTCTTGCCTTCTGCATCTTTATAAAAAGCTACTATCTGTATTTGTTTAACATATTCCTTTTCTTCTCTACTGTCTGTTAAATAAGATTTAGGTAATACTCCGTGTACCTCATAAACCTTAATATCTTTACCGATTATATCTCCCTTATCTGCTCCTGCTAAATCTATTAGTTCATCTACATTCTCCCAACCTTTTTCTTCCATATCTTTAAGCTCATCAGGAGAGTATAAATGTAATATACCGAATGGACTTGATAATATATCGTTCTGATTACAAAAAGCTATATCCTGCATGTGAATAATATCTGGTTTAGCTTCGCCTATATCTTTAATTAAGACTCCACCTATATCAATCATTTCTTCTTTCTCATCATCTAAGAAAGTATCAATATCATTCTCTACTACAAATACGTCATCATGATACTTTTTAACAAGAAAAGACATAAAGTAGAGTTCTGGGTCATCTACATATAGGTTAATATCTTTAACATCTATATCCTCAGCTCTGTATTCTAAGTTTAAGATAGGTAACACAATATTCTTTACAGGTTTGTCGTCATGATTACCTGTCTTTAATCTTCCATTCTTATAAAAGATTGATGTTTGAATATGGTCTTTCATTCCCCATAGCCAATTATCAACAATATCAACTGGCATTTGATATTTAGTCTCTTCTTGTGTTATGTAGTCAAAGATATTACTTGGTTGGGGCATTTATTTTAAAAATAACATTATATTCTTAGCCATAATTTCTCTGATTGATAGCTTAGGATTAAATAATGTTTTTAATTTAGGAACATTTAAGTGTCTTGTTGTACTCTTATCTCCATACTTAACCTCTAAGATACCAGGGGAATTGATAAGCCCATTCATTTTAAGATTACCTAAAGCTTCAGCTAAAGTCTCACCTTCAGCTTTAATCTGTTCTCTGTTCTCGTCATAATAAGCACTACCTAAAGTGAGTATTACTTTGAATTTATCTTGCTGGATTTGGTTCTTCGGCATAGTTTCTTATTATTGGTAATTTATCTATGTACTCCTTACGAGTAATCATTGGTGCGAGTGATACCATTGCGTAGCGTACTGCATCCATACAGTCACTTAAATAATGGTCTGGGACTATTAAAATCTTACCTTCTCTATCTGTCTGCCATACGTAATTCCTGTAAGCCTTTATAAGATTAAGACTACGCTTAGTCATACTTATCCTTTGTGCCTGTACTACCTTAATACCCCAGTCTACGCTATCTCTGCCCTTAGTCGCTCCAGTGATGTTAACTCCATACTGACGTATCTCTTCAATACTTTTAGGCTCTGCACTATCTGCTACACATAAAGCTTTAGGTAAGTTCTTTAAAATATCAGCTATATCCTTGTTAAGATACTCTCTTTGAAAAGCTATCTCATCTAATATATATCCTTGATTGTATTTATATAAAGCAATTATAGCTGTGGGGTCTTGTGAGTAGCCAAAATCTATTCCATATCTCTCTAATCGTGCTTCATGAGGTATTTCGTCTATTATCTGCCAATCCTTATAAATCTTACCTTCTATCTCTCCTAACTGTCCTAATCCATATACGAGCCACCAATTCTTATTTTCTTTTCTTGATTCAATACTCTCTACAATTCTAGGATCTAGTGCGTTAAGACAATCAAGATAAGTAAGTGTAATAAAATCATGGTCTATCTTATCTTTAATATGTTCGTAATACCAAAATTCCGTTGAAGGGTTCCAATCAAGCCAAATAATCTCTTTAGTTCTTACCTCTAATTGGTCATAAATATTATGTGGAATATTATTAGCCTCGTTTATAAATAACACATCTCTTCTTGGTCCATGAGCCTTTCCTAACTTATCTACACTTATAAATTTAATAACACATCCAGTTTCAAAGGTATAAACATGCTTAGTTTCATTCCATCTATCATCTTTCCAATATTCTCTATCAATCATTATTCCTTTAAAATCTTTAATTGCTCCATCTTCTAAATGAGGATAGCTCTCTGACATAATATCAATCTTCTTATTTCTATTACTCTGAGCATAATCTATTAATATCATTAAGATTGAATATGTTTTACTCGCAGAAGTTCCACCACATACAGCTCTAATCCTCTTATCCAGTTTCAGTAGTTTCTTTGTCGCTATTGTTATCTCCGCCATTTGATTGTCCACCTAAAAGTGGTTTAGGATAAATTATTGCTACATTTGCCTTAACATCTTGAGGAATATTCCTTAAAACAATGGGTAAAGCTAACTTTTCTATATCTTCATCTTTCATATCTCTCATTCTCTTTAGTATCTTTCCCCAAGCTTTATTTAATACTAAAGCTTTAATGGCTTCATCAGCATGTGACTTCCTACCACTATTTTTATTTCCTTTTAGATTAGGATTTCCACCTGGTCTAGCCATATAATTTTAAAATAATTACTTTTGCTAATGTTAGCTATTTAGTGCTATCTAGCATAATATTTATTCAGTTCGGACAACTTCACAACCAATTCTTTTAACTCTAATGTTCCCAATTTGAATTTCTTGGCAGTTTTCTGTTCCTGTTGTGATTGTTTGGATGTCTTTTTGGACTTGTTCATTTATTCCAATAAGTTTGTAGTATTCTACTGTTTCACTAAGACCTACTGTTATTCCTTGTTTAAAGATAAACTGATTTGTATAAATTCCACATATAAAGACTATTAAAATTAAGATTGAATTTATAATGTTTGCTTTGTTAAAGTTTTTCTGTTCAAAAGGGTCTGGGGATAAAGTGTTGTTTTCTTTTGGCATAAAGTTTAAAAGTTATTAACAGTGTTATTTAAGGTAATGTTTATAGGGGTTGCAACTAAGTGGTAAGTATGATATACTTATTATAGATAAGGGGATAACCCTTACATAAGAAAAATATATGACTAACTATTATCAAAGTAAAATTAAAGATGCACTATATAAAGTAAAAACTGGTTATTGGACAATAGAACAAGCATTACAAGAAATTTTAATAATCTCTAACTAAAATATATGAAACTTACAAAAGGAAACTTAATTAATTATCTAGTAGATGTATTAGGTAATTCAGAAGAAGAAGCTAAAACAATCTCTAGAGAATATGGAACAACTTATTTAACAAGCGAACAAATGACAGAATGTATCGCTTTTAACTCTTAATTATATGAAATATACAAACTTTGAAAACTATCTTCAAGAAAAACATTTTGAAAAAAATCCAATGATTTTAGATGATGACTTACCTGACGCTTTTGCTGATTGGCTTGAAAATATAGATGTTCAAGATGTTATAGATTACGCTAATGAATATAAAAAACTAACTTAATCTTATGAAATACACATACTCACATTTCAAATGCGTAGACAGAGATACTCTTGTAGGTTCTTTACTTATAAAAGGTTATTTCTTATTCTTCATATTTGTTTTACTTATTAAGATTTATTATTAAAAAAAGATTTATGTCTATATGCGAAAACTGCGGATTTCAATTACCTCTAAGTCCTGAAGAATTAGGGAGATTAGGTGGGCTTAAAAGGTCTAAAAATCTTACTCCTGAAGAAAGGTCTGAGATTGCTCGTAAAGCTGGTCTTAAGTCTGGCGTAGCAAGGCGTTTAAAGGCTACAGTAGCCACAGAGAACGCTTCTAAAGCATAAAAGGATATATCGGTACTAAAAGACAAAAACACGCTTAAATGCGTGTCTGTTAGATTACCATTGTTGATTCACAAATAATCATACTCCTTTGTTAATTGAGCGACCGTCTAGCTAGCGGTATTTAGTTATGCTCATAAGATAGGGTTTATCCACAATATGTGTTTAAAGGCTATCTCGTACTTGTACCCTAGCATTTATATTTTCCTTTGTCAAGTTTTTTCTAGTTTAGTAATTTCTTCTATTAAGACATCTCTTTTGTTTTGGTCTTCTGTGGCTTTAAGACGACCTGTAAGAAAAGCTATCTTACATTTAGTATTCATCTTTAGGTATGTTTGAGCTAAAGGTTTGTTCATAAAGGTTTATTTAAGGTATTTCCAAAATGGAAATAACTACATTTTGAAGTGATTAATCCTTATTACTTTTAAGATTTAACTTCTAAGTTCTTAAAGAAACCAATTGTTATTAAATAATTAGTAACTCTTTTATATTCCTTTTTAGACACTTCTACTGGTAAGATTACTTCTTTTAATTTTTCTTCTATTACATTAATTTTAACATTTAAATACTTATCTGCTTGCTCTATAATTTCCTGTGGGTCTACTTCTGAAAGATAATCAGCAAAAGCGTCTGGAATTTGGTCGTCTAAAATTGTAGGATTATCTTCAATGTATTTAGACATTAAATAATCTTCAAATGTTTGTGTTTTCATAAAGTTATACTTAGTGATTAATTAGTTAGTTATATTTACCTTTAAAATAAAGATGGTTATTCTACTCTTACAAAACTTTCATCATTATATTTTAAAAGCTCTGTATCCTTATAAAATGTAAAGATTTCTCCTGTTGGTAAATATTTTAATTTTAAAGGTTTATCTATTTTATATATTTCCACCTGCATAAGATATTGCTTTATTGTATTTATCAAGTTGCTCTTTTGCTTGTAAGAACTCGGTGTACTTTTTAGGAACATATAAAATATAAGAATGATAACCAGCCTTTTGTAATTTTTCAACCTTTTCGTTTATTGTTGATATTACACCACCATAGTCCTCTGTTCTTTCTTTTCCGTATTTATCACATACAGCGACCTTTGGATATTCGGCGAGGATAGCATTATCGTTTATTGCTCCCTCGTCTTTTAATAGTTCAAACTCCCATTTCCAAATCTTTGTGTTGTTCCAATTAACTATTTCTTTTGTACCAAATTCTTTTTGATATTTTTTAATGTCCATATTATTTTTTTAGTAATTAATTTTTTAAAGCACATTTCACATCACACTTTTCAAATTTATCGTGCCAATTATCAAACTTACATTTCCACTCACCGTTATCTCTTCTTCTTTTTTCCTCCATATCCCTAGCTGAAAAGATACCAACAATGTCTACAACATTAAAAGTTTTATCTTCAAAATTAACAAACTTTCTTTCTGAATTTGTTGATAATTCATTTTTTAAAACAAGGGCTTTTTCTTCTTCAACCCAAACTTGAATATTACCTCTAATAACAATACAAAATAAATTTTTAGTTAGTTCTTTACTCATAAGTTTATAGAATTAGATTTATTATTTTTCTCGTAAAAGATTTTAAGTTGTGCAACCTTTTCTTTAAGCTGGTACGGCGTAGTAATAGTTGGTGCGTACTTTTGACCTTGAACCGAAACCGCAAACTCAGTCATTCTTTTTACAGGTTCTAATCTGAACTGTTTTACAAGGTCTAACACTGATTGGCGATTGGTACGGTGTCCATAGTTTATTGTTGGATTTATCCTTTTAAAAATATCAAATATTTCTATTATATTTTTATGGTCAGTGTCGTTAGACGCTGTAATTAGTTCTTGTTCTTGTTCTTGTTTATATGGTTCTTCTTCTACAGTGCTTTCAGAAGGTATCTTATGTTGCTTCTGGAAGGTATCTCTACTACTTTCAGAAGGTATCTCTTGAATAGATACAGTGCTTTCAGAAGGTATCTTTTTATATTCATCATTATTCATTCTCCAAATATTGTTTATTTTATAGGTTTTTATAGGTCTAGTTTTACCTTTAGTTTTTCCAATATAAAAAATCCATTTTTTTTCTAAAAGATAATTTAAAGATTTATTATAGGCTTTTTTACCTATTCCCATTTTTCCCATTAAAGTTTCCTCAGTTGCAAAACATTTTCCGTTTTCACCGGCAAATCTTTTCATTTGAAAGTAAAGTGATTGGTCATTAGCAGTTGAGTGATTAGCAATATAGTTTGGAATAATAGTAAAAAAATCTTTATCTCCACTATCATCTTGGATTTTTATTTTTGTCATAAGTTTTTATATTAAAGTTATTACCCCAA